AATTTGGATGATGCTGTTGTCTTTTAGCTTGCTCATTCCAATCAACTCAGATGCAGCAGCAATGACGACCCAAAAAGCAGGGTGACCAAGGATTTCCTCGAAGTTCATGGGGTTTGGAGCTTTTTCTCATACTAGCCCTGTGGGCTCTTGTATTCCAGAACGGTAATTCGGTTGCCGTGATCGTTCAAGCGTTCGTAAATTTCGCGGCGGTCAGCAGTGGCTTGAACCTTTTCCGCCTTCATGTCTTGGTGCAACTCTTCCAACTTACTTGCGATAGATTCCAACCCGGCACTAAGGCGAATAACCGCCTCACGGCTTTCACTGGTGCGTCTGGTAAAGCCGGATACGGACATGCCAGCGATACCAATCGAAGCGCCTAGGATTGCGGCGTAGATTTCAATCACGTCTTAGGCGCTCCTTCATCGTCACTGTAGTGGATCTGGCTTGCCACTTAATATTGCCACCGCTCGTTTATAAAACATGCAGTCGGTTTTACCAGCGTCCTCTAGTGCCTGTTTTACACGTTTCCAGTTTTCATACGTTCTACTGTCTGTCACTACTTCTACCAAGGTAAGCCTTTACCACATGTCGGCTCCAATTTTTTGTCTAGCCTGGCCTGTAGCTCGGCCTCCATTATGCCACTTGACCTGGAACCTCAGCATCCAGACCTGTTTTTACCCAGTTGATTACCCGCTCTTCAGTTAATTGGTCAAAGGGGATTAAAACAGCAGGCCGTGCTAAGCCCACGCTTCCGTAAGCACCTACTGGGGGGTACACTCCGTTATCTGCTCTTACTGTGTAATGTGCAGTAAAAACAAAACCGTCGCTTAGATCCCGTTCAAGTTCCTTGATAGCCCAAGTAAAAACCGTTGAATACTCTGACATTTTTGAACTCTTCTTGGTTGCAGTTTACTACACGGAATTAAATTGCGCCAATCGGCTAGGTTAAACTGCTGCAGTTGTAAGGTTTCCGTTATTGTCTACAGTAATTTCGTACCTAGTCCCGTTTGGTGATGCGAGAATTACACCCCCACCAAGTTCTCCGATCTCTAAGAACGCGCCTGGAGTTGACGTTCCAATTCCCACGTAACCTTGCGATGTAATCCTGACGCGCTCAATGCTTGCAGAAGAATTGCTAGGCGTGGTCTTAAAAACCAGCCTTCCAGGAATGTCGTTTGTGTTTGCCGTGCCATCAACTTGGCCGACTATTGAAGCGGCGGGAATAAAGTTTGTGCCGTCATCTCCTGCAAATTGCAGTACGCCTAAATCGTCCCCGCTTTGGACTAAGCCACGTATACCTAAATTTGCGCTACGGCTTTTTTGAATATTGCAGATTGGCGACCCTGTGTTTGCGCTCCAGCGTGTTGTTTGCCACGAACTGGAACTGCCCCCATTTCCATGGAGTTGCACTTTCGCGTTAATGCTCTCTGCTCCTGTGTAAGCAACTGTGCTGCCGAATAAAAGTTTATCGTTAGCGTTTAAAGGGCTTACGTTCGTGCCTGTCCTGTTCCAGTAGCCGATATTTCCTGTACCAGTACCATCAAATGCACCGGAAATTGAGTTATCTACAAAATCTTTTGTTACAAGCGTTGTTGCTGCATCCCCTGATGTGGTAGAAACTGACGTAGCTTTATTAGTTAGAACTAAGTTTGCTCCGTTAATTGTGCCTGTTGTGGTGATTGAATCTCCTGCATTGACAGGTGACACTGTTGTGCCTGTTCTGTCCCAATAGCCCATAACCCCGGTCTTACTGCTTCCGCTGCCCGCAACTTGGACTACTGCGCCCAAGTTGTTTTCGATGTATAAAGCCGGACTGGAAGAGTGGTAATTAACCGCAATCTGACCGGGTTGGAGTGTGCCAGCGGTTGGCGCTTGGTTCTGTACCAAGGAACGGATGTTCTTTACTGAAACTGGCATCGGATAAACCTCCCGGTCAGAAAAACTGGCGCATTAACGCGCTGTGTGTATTTTAGTACGTACCAGCGTCGATGCTTGTTACGGCTTCCCACTGCGAGTTTAGTCCGTTTAACTTCAACAATGAATCGGCAGCTGGATTTGTGATTGTCACGTCCAATAGATCGTTTAACACTGTGATGCCGCTTATTCCAGCAGAAGATGCTCTAACGCGAGTCCATCCCGCTGCTAAGCCGTTACAAAGAATAAGGTCACCGTTTTCAAAAGACACTCCTGGGGCTCCCGGAATGTTGCTGCCTGGGCCTCCGCCTGAGGTGTTCACAATAAAGTAGATACCGGCCAGCTCGTCTGTTGCGGCGCTTAGGCTGTCACCAATTGAGTACCCGGCGCTAATCCCTAGAGGCGTTACACCGACAATAAGCCCAGTACCTGCGTCAATTGTTCCCGCATACCTTAAATTTTGCTGAGCTAGTCTTCCAAAGCTGACTGGATACCAAGAGTTACCGTTCCACATGTGGAGCGAAGATGTGGATTCTTGAAGCCACAGCATTCCAATGTGGCTTTCTGTCGTGGCAATGGAAGGTACTACCTCCTGCACGTAGGCGATGGAGTAATCGGATAGTTTTTCACTACTTACGGTTCTGTCTGTGATAAAAGAGGCGCCGAATGTGCCAGATATAATTTTTGATGTGCTTAGGTTTGGTATGTCGCTTTCCTGTAAAGGTAAAGAACCTGTTACGTGGCCATTCTCATCAAACTCAACCTTAATTCCACTTCCTGCACCAATTGTGTTTACGTGTGAAATCTCACCTAGAGAATCCACAGACAAGCTCGTAGTATCTGGTCTAACTACACCAACAGCAGATTCTGTTGCTACAGGTAAATCTGTTGGTGTAATTACACTGCCGCCTGTTACTAAACCTTTACTGTCATAATTTACAAGCTGCTTGGTTCCAGTGTTTGCGACAACAGTGTTGTCAATAGAAATTACTTCCCCGTTTAAAGCCAGACCGTTTCCGTTTACAGCAACCGCTCCACGGGCAGCGCTTGCCAGCGGTAGGTCATTGGATACAATTGTTCTTGCGCTTACAGACCCGGCTGAACCTGTAGGACCGGCAAGAAATTGAGCCGCTGCAGTTGTGTCGTCAATTGAAGCTGAAACAGCTGCAGTGTGGTTTGATATGACTACTTCTGTGTTTACAAGACCTGAGTTACTTCCTGTAACATTTAGTATTCCGTTTGTTTGGCTCCACACCGTGCCATCCCAGATGTAACTTTTTATTTCTGATGCTGAGGTGTCAATTGCAATCTGACCAATAAAGTCGCCTGTTGCGGGTAGCGCGGTCACCACCACAGCGGAACTGGAGTCAGCAAGTTTTGCTGCTGTGACAGATGAGTCAGCTAACTCAGTAGTGCCGATAGAACCGGCAGCCGTGGTGAAATTAACTTTTGCGCCCGGTATAGAACCGTCTGCAAGTAAAGTGATCCCGTCCAGGACCAGATTTGAAGCGGTGATCTTTTTGGTTTCTGAGGCACTCAGGTCTGCAATGGGCAGTACATCCGCTGCCTGTAACTCTGAACTGCCTAATGCAGGTAGGTCAGAAATACGAAGATCAGCCATTAACTCAGTGCGCAGTACCTTATTACGATTCTAATAGCGCTGAAAAATTCATGGCGCCTCTGGGTCGCCCAGAATTTGGGTGCTGTCTTCGGCCAAAAGCTTACTGGAGTCTTCAAGCAACAACGAACCAAAGTCTTGGGAGACTTTTAAAGATATTGGGCCGCTTGTCACAAAATTTATTTCAGTTTCTATAATTTCGTCTCTCGTTCCAGCTTGAATAGCAACGTTTGTTACCACGCAACGCATCTGGTAAAATATTTTATGCCCTCTTTTGTCGTCAAAAATAACAAAACGCCCGCGAAAAACACTGCCTTGCTTTAGTCTAAGAAGAAGCTTGGCCATGTAGTTAGGCACTTCGTCTTTACCACCTACCTTATCGTCGCCTAACGTATTTTTGTACTCCCAAAAGCAAGAAAGACTGCCTTGGCCACTAATTAGTCCATTTGAGTAATTTTCTCTAAAGGATTTACCTAAGGCAGTTACATTTACTGAATCTCTACTTGTTGTAATTTCGTACTTGTAAACTTGAGAAATAAAATTAAATCCCGGGGTCTCTTGTTCTGGCCCGTATATTTTGATTACCTGTGTCCCTTTCCAGGGGTAAAGCGTCGTTTATGTCGCCGTTTACTGCTTGTTCAAACGTGTCAAAAAGACGAATACCGCCCGCGTCGTCCACATTAACGTACACTAAAGCGTCGGGAAAACTGTGGTTTTGAATTAATACAAGGTTACTAAGATCTTGCGTTCCAAGTTCTATTCTATCCCCTGTTATAAAAGCTGATGAGGAAAAATTAAAACTAAATCTTCGCTCCGACACGTTTACGTCATTAGGAGTCAATACGCCCCTAACGTACTCATCGGTTTCAGCTATTCTTGTTAGCTGTACATAGCCTTCTCTGCCTAAATAAATGCTCATATCAGTACGTTTGTAGGTGTCCCATCAAACTCAAAGGTGATGTCACAAGACAGAACCTCCCCTACGGCCATTGTCAAAGTTGCGCCAGTAACCCAAACATCGCCAATAATTTTTCTGTCCAAGGCGCCTGTAATTACATCAAGTTCTAAGCGTACTTTTTCTGCCTCTGCACCTTGAGCATCAGATCCCCCCGCTTTAATTATTTTGTTTAGTAGTCTGCTTGCGCTATTCGTAGATGTGTTGGTTGGGTCAGTATCGTAGTAAAACAATGAGCACGAACCAGACGAAGACCTGATGCCCGGAACTGCTGTACGATCACGGTCTGAAAGCGTGGTTGTTTCCAGCACTTGCAAACTAGACGTAAAGGACCAGTTAATTACTTTTGCTGCATTTTCGCCTTCAATAAGTAGTCTTCCATCAGTGCCTGTGTAGAAAGCCATTAGATCACACCTCTTAGCTGCAACGAAATACTAGAAACACCGGGCCTGTTGTTAGTTAAAGTCGGAGCAGCCTCATACCGCCATCTTAGCTCTGAACTGTTAGGTATGTAA